TCGTCGTTACACTAATTTCTCGATGGAATCAATTGAGCAAACATTTAATGGCCAGGCTGATTTTGGTCGTCGTGTTACTTGCACCATTAGTCGTAATGGTGATTTAGCTTACAGAACATATCTCCAGGTTACATTACCTGAAATAGGCCAGGGTCTCCCTGGTAATGGTGAAAGCGTATTTGCCCGCTGGTTAGACTTCCCTGGTGAGCAGATTGTATCACAGGTTGAGGTTGAAATTGGTGGTCAACGTATTGATCGCCAGTATGGTGATTGGATGCACATTTGGAATCAGCTTACACTTACTGCTGAACAACAGCGTGGCTACTACAAGATGGTTGGTAATACTACTCAATTAACTTTCATTACTGATCCATCATTTGCAGCTGTCGATGGACCTTGTGCTGAAGCGCAAGGAAGCAACACTCCTAAACAGGTTTGCGCACCTCGCAATGCTTTACCAGAAACAACTCTATACGTTCCATTACAGTTCTGGTATTGCCGTAATCCTGGACTTGCACTTCCTCTAATTGCGCTCCAGTATCACGAAATCAAGATTAACTTAGATCTTCGTCCATTAGACGAATGCTTATGGTCAATGAATGGCCTTGGTAATACAAAACAAACTAACAAGAAATCTGCGGCTGGTGTCTATAACCAATCTCTTGTTTCGGCGTCACTCTATGTTGATTATGTTTTCCTTGATACTGATGAACGTAGACGCATGGCACAAAATCCACACGAATACCTTATTGAACAGGTTCAGTTCACTGGTGATGAATCGGTTGGATCCTCGTCTAATAAGATCAAGCTTAACTTCAACCACCCTTGTAAGGAGTTAGTATTTGTTGTTCAACCTGATGCAAATGTTGATTATTGCGAATCGTTCGAGCATGGAAAACCTCTTTGCAAAGTTCTTGGTGCGCAGCCATTCAATTACACTGATGCAATAGATGCTCTTCCTAACGCACTTCATGCCTTTGGTGGTGAGAACTCGATTCAGGGTGTTGATTCATTTATTAATACATCTGGTTTCTTTGAGCAAGCTGGAGCAGCTGATGTATCTCGGATAGAGGGCTACGATCCTGGTAGCTATGGTGGCGCTGAGTTTGACGTTAGCAGCTATCAATCTGCGTTATCCGATGCTGGCACCTTTGTCCTTGCTGAATCGTCACTTGACATGCATTGCTGGGGTGAGAATCCAGTTGTTACATGCAAACTCCAGCTCAATGGCCAAGATCGCTTCTCAGAACGTGAGGGCACATACTTTGACCTTGTTCAGCCCTACCAGCACCACACCCGTGCTCCCGATACAGGTATCAATGTTTACTCATTCGCGCTTCGCCCAGAAGAGCACCAGCCATCGGGAACATGCAATTTCTCTCGCATTGATAATGCTACTCTTCAACTTGTTCTATCTAACGCAACTGTTAGTGGCCAGGACACTGCCAAGGTCCGTGTCTATGCGACTAACTACAATGTCCTCCGTATCATGTCTGGTATGGGTGGATTAGCTTACAGTAATTAAGTTAACCTAAGAGATTAAGGGATCTTCCCCTTTATTTTTAATATTTTTTATATTTAAAAAATATTAATTAAATGATAAAACATTACTAATATAAAGTTGAATATTCGGTTTGTTGAACTGGTTGTGAACGTGTTAATAATGGTGGTTGTATAGATGCCTGTCGCTCGGCAGGAGTAAAACTAACACTATTAAAGGAATTTCTTGATTCAGATACAACGCGTGCTACAGATGTATATACAGCTTGTGTAGATAATTCATTTTCAAGATAATTTATTGCCTGTTCCATTGGAATACCAAGATTTTCAGCTTCTAGAATTGCGTCTTGATTTGCTCCCAAATAAAAAACTTTAATATTATATATATTTTCAGCATTAGAAATTATTTCTTTAATATATTTTCTATTATATTTAATACTACTGTTTTCTAAACCATCACTTGCTATATAAATAACACAACTATCATAAGCTTGCGGATTCATAACTTTTTTCTGTATAAAGAAAGTTAGTGTATCTCCAATAGCATCCAGTAATGCAGTTGATCCACTCGGTATAAAATCTGATACTGAAAAATCACCAACCTCACTAATCTCGAGTGATCGCAATTTCATTATTTGTTCATTATTAAATAATTTAATTGAAAAATTAATCGTATCTTCTTGGCTTTTAGAATTTTTTAACTCACTAATAACAGTATTAATACCACCGACTGTATCTTTCTCTTTGCCTTTCATAGAACCAGAACGATCAATAACTGCAATAACTTCTTGAATAGTCATTTTTTATATACACTAGTAAAATTATCATTAAATCATTTAAAAAAAAATATTTCTTAATTTTTTTGCGTTAATCTTATAATTTTTTTATAATCAATATATTATATTGATATATATATACTTGAAATTATATAAATTATTATAAATTTATATAATTATTAAATATTTTTTATATTTCTACCTTTTGGAAATTATTTAATTGGATCACTTTCTTTAAACCTGCAAATTAATAATATTATTATATTATATTAATATAATGATAAGAAATTCTAAAAGAAAACCGTTTTTAAAAAAATATAAAAGAGGTGGCACTAAACGAAAACAAGATAATAGTGTAAATGAATTATCTGATGCAAAAAATTTAGTAAATACATTAAATGAAGAATTTGAAGAATTAATGCAGAAATTTCTTGCATTACCAATAAATCAACAAAATGATCCAAAAGAGCCACTAACTTATTTAATCGGAGATGTTGCAAATAGACTAGTTAAGGCGGAAAATGCACTTAAAGAACTTGAAAAACATATAGAACATTCAAAAAAAATAAAAATATTGCATACAATGCGCGGTGGATTAAGATCTAGAAAACGTTCAAAACGTTCAAAACGTTCAAAACGTTAAATATTTTTTAAATTTTATTTGGAATATATCACAAATATATTTAAAAATAAAATATTATGTAATATATATAATGCAGATTTTTGTAAAAACACTAACTGGAAAAACTATTACACTTGAGGTTGAGCCCTCTGATTCTATTGATAATGTTAAGGCTAAGATTCAGGATAAGGAAGGTATCCCCCCTGATCAGCAGCGGCTAATTTTTGCAGGAAAACAGTTAGAAGATGGTAGAACGCTATTAGACTATAATATACAGAAAGAATCAACCCTTCATCTTGTCCTTCGACTAAGAGGAGGCAAAAATTTCATTTAAATAAAAAATAAAATTGATTTTTTTTTATTGTATATATTATTACTAATATACACAATAAATGACTGAATACGAAAATATGATTGATAATTATATTATTAATAAAAAAAAAAATTCAACAAATATATGGAAAAATTCTATTAATAATTTTATTAAAAATATAAAAAATTATGATAATATTAACAATTATGAAATATATATTAATAATAATATCATTAATAACAATACTTGTCGTTTAGCATCAGAAAAGTTTGAATTGCTATCATGTCTACATAATATTGTAGAAAAAAGCAAAGCACATCATGATTATCAAGAAGAACTTATAAAAGATTTGAAAATTTCTCTTGCTAATGTTAAAAAGAAATTAAATGATCTAGAAGCTAAATATACTCGTCAATTATCTCAATGTGAAGCAGCAGTATCATTTGATAATCAATGTTGTATTTGTATGACTGCACAAAAAAATTATGCTTATATTGGTTGTGGTCATATGTGTGTATGTGGGAGTTGCGCTGAAACATGGGGAAATAAATGTCCAATTTGTAAAACTGATAGTTCTGTAATAAGAATATATAATTCTTAAAAAAATATACTTAACAGAATAATCGCTGCATATTAAGAACTTCTGGTTTATTTTTATCATAATTAAATATTTTAGATATTAATGAATTATCACGAATTCTAATTGTATATTCATCACTGATTTTATTCCGACCAACTCGACCTAGCGCCTGTATAATTTTTTCTTGAGTCATATTTAGTAAATCTTTACCCAAATAACAATGATCAAATTGATAATTTGTTCCATATATAAAATCTGAAGACGCAATTATTATATATAATTTTTTAGATTTCGCTAAATCTTTCATAATCTCTGTATAACGACTACTAGTATTAATAGAAAAAACTCCAATACCCATTAATAGTAGTAA